GTCTAATAGTTTCTTATATCCTTTGATTTTAGAAGATTTTGCAGCTGTGGTGTCAAAGATTAATCCTAATCTTCCACCAATATAGCTTTCTAAATTCTTCTTTGTAATTGCTTTTGCCTTTGCACGAATTGGGTCACGAAGGTCAGCATCCATATCTCTCATATCTAAAGATAATCCTGCTTTCTTTAATCCGTTTTCGAATGCAGTATCAGTGTTTACCATTTTTAGTCCTAATGCTTTCAGAGCCAACTTCTTAACAACTGCAGATTTACCACTGCCGGGCCCACCTGATAGGAATACTGCTTTGAATATACCTTGGTCATATACCCCTTCCTTAACTAAGTCTTCTAGGACATATGTGGGTAGGACTCCTTCATTGATTCCCATACCCTTTCTAATTGCTTTGTATAGTGCCTCTTGGTCTCTCTTATTCTTAGAAGGTACTCCTTCTTTAAAGTTATCGAAGTCACCGTCTTCTGCGTATGCTCTCATTTTACTTGCAGACATTCCTGATACATCATCTGCGTCAGGGTCACGCTCTCCAGCTGATAAAATGTTAATTGATTTGAAGTTATAAAACCCGTGTCTTGCTTTTACATTATTGTATTTTGTTATAAGGTTCTCAAACTCTTTTACTCTATCTGAACCGACAACCATGTTAATTGATTTGTATCCTTTTTCATGTAAGAAATTACAAATGTCAAATACAGTTCTTATAGCTGAATCATTAATCATAACTTTCTTACCAAAGAACTTCTTAAGATATTTTATCTTGTCTTTGTGTGTAAGAGGATTCTTTTTCTTATCATTAGAATGAGAGGTGAATAACATAATGTCATCTGCTCTAACCTTTCTTAGTTTATCTACTAATTTTGCGTGTCCTGTAGTGGGTGGATTAAAGCGACCAAAGGTGAATGTCACACTTTTATCTTTTGCTTCTGTTAACCATTTACCAAATTGTTTCATACGCCCTCCATGATTAATGTAGGGTGAAAATCCTGTTTAAAAAACATGTTGTATTTTCTAAAATTACCCCTGACTATTCCTCTTTTATGAAAAAAGAAGGCAAAAATACTTTTAAGAGTTTTCCCTTTCCATAGTTGTTTATCGTGTTTTAACATCATAAGTGAAATAACAAATGCAGTATAAAAGAGACCTAAACTTTTCCTTAACATGATTCTCTTTCTTGATTTTGAATCTCCTGACACCTGATTATAAACATCAAATGCAACTGACTTGTGTTCGATTTCTTCTGTAGCGTGCCATTCCCAAAGTTTTGCTACGGGATTTTTATTATAACGGGAAAGGTTTAAATAATAATAACTCTGTAATGTAGTTATGTGTTCCATGCCTACAGTGGTTGCCAACTTAGTAAGTTTATCTTTATTTGCAAAGAGTCTTTGATATTTCTTTTCAAATTTTTCTTGGTCATATCCTCTAAGGTCACATAATAGTTTATTATACTTTGTATGTTCTCGAATATGCATGGCTTCTTGTTTACAAAAGAGGTCTATATCTTTTAATAATTTTTTGTCTGTAATTTCATTTCTGTATGCTCTTACTGATGCAATAAATGATTTCTCACCTTCGGGAAAACTAAGACTTATTGCATTATAGAATGCAGTGAAGAATTTGTTATTAAAATTCCAATCCTTTAATAACCAATCTTCTAAATCAAACTTCATGTCTCTAACTACCATTTACTTGTCCCAACTCTTGATTGCAGTAAAGTTATTATAGGCAAACTCCATTCTGTCAACGAGTTTAACTGCTTTACCTTTCCTATCGATTGCAACATAACCTTCGGGGTTGACAACTTCAAACCCAGTTGCAGTCTTTTTAAAGGTTCCTATGCTCTTTACTCTATTTAGGGCAACGATAATAATCTGCTTTGCTATAACCAGCTGTTCCATGAACTTGGTAAGGTTGACTATGAACTTTTTAAGTGAAAGTAGTTCGCTGTAGAATTGTTCACCTATTTCTCTTTTAATCTCTTTTGTTTTTTCCATTTTGACTTTACCAACTACTTTATCTCTCCAGTAGTTTTCAAAATGTTTTAGATATCCGTCAGCTGTGGGTTTATAATTACCACTACGGATTAATGCATTTGTGTATGTTTTATATGAAGCACCAGCTGCTCCCTTTGAACCCATAGCGGTTTGTAATTCCTGAAACTTTTTCAAGTCATTCTTCTTGATACCATGAAATGCTTTACCTACTAGAGATAATGTTTTGGATAAACTAACACTCTCCTTTGCAGTCATAGTAGAATTACCACTTACATCTTTATAGGTTGCATCGTCAACCCATACATCATTATTGTGTCCTAGTTTAGATATATTTGCACCAAAAGAAGCACCTAGGTCTTCTATGGTTGAACCCGTATATGAGGTATGGAATACTATGCCTAGTTTTGCACTGTTAATCTTGCTACCTAGGTCTGAATCTTTGTCTACTGCATAAAGAATAGTATTGGGTTGGAATGTGATATAAGATTTACCGTCTATTGTCTGCGTATTCTTATCAGAAGAGGTAAACATTAAGTCGCCTTGTAATATCTTATCAAAGGATAACTTTGAAAGATACTTAAAGGATTGTAGGAACTTATCTTGTAGATCACCCGAGAGTTCAGGTGCATCTTTTATTGCTTTTTCCGAAGTGTAATGTAGTTGTGCTTTAGTAAATAAAGACTTTTTTGCTACAAAGAATTGACCAGTCTCGGGGTGTTTTCCAGCCCAGATTGCTGGAGCTCCATCCCATTTTACAGTCATGTTGACTTTACTATTGGAATTGCCTTTCATCATGTCTCTAAGACCTTGAAGAAAGTTTATTGCACCACGACCACCATCAATTCCCTGATTGATAATCTCGTCTTCTAAATGTTCTAAATGTAGGTTTTTCGCTGCCATAATAGTATTCTATCACAAATTGTTGTGGAATACTACTATTTATGCTTTTTTACAATTTATTAAAGTGCGATACTAGGTGCATCGTTATCAATGTTATCTTGTAAATTATCAGAATCCGCTTGGTAAGTTACTAAATCTGACTTTAACTTAGCCAGAGCCACTGCACCTTCTTGAGTTGCAACATCTGAACCATTATCATCCCAATCTTTCCAAGCTGCATAAACTGCCCTAACTAAAGCAGTTGCTCTAGTAGTATCACCAGTGGTATTTTCATCCGCTGTTGGATATTGAGTTCTCCACCATGCATAATATGCGTCTCCACCACCCGTTGTTGTGGTTGTGTGGGCTAATGCCTCGGCATCCGTAGCTTCATTGGGCCCAAAGGTATTTGAATTAACACCTTCTATCCAGTCAATGTATCTTTGGATTTTTAAAATTTTGATATCTACACTTGCTTTTTCGTCTGCATATGCCATATGCTTCCTCCTAAATATAGAACTATTTAGGTTTTCGAAAGGGGTGAGGAGTGAAGTTTATCTTCTAATTGATTTATTTTTAGCTGAATGAGTTGAACCTTGCGTTCTTCCCCATTAGTCTTAGCTTCTTTCAATCTTTTTTTGAGTTCAATCTTATATGTTATCGTTTCAATAACTTCGTCTGATTTTAAAGTCTTTCTTATCATCACGCCACCATTATACACGATTCTAAATTCTCTTCTATATTACCTAGGGGTTCACATAGTGGTTCCTCAATAGGGTCTTGAGGTGGTAACTCTTCTAGTTCAGGTGGACATAGGTATGTTCCATCCTTGTCATTATAACATAGGCCGGGCAATATTTCCCATGAACCACATGCTGACAATGATATTGCCAAGAATAATATAGTCAAAACTCTCATAATACTATTTAGGGTGACTTAGAAGTCTCCATCTGCAACTTGAACTACAGTGGTTCCTCTTGCTCTCCACATATCAACGACTTTGTTTCTATCGTCAAATACGAGGTCAATTTTACCACCAATTTCTTCAAACTTATCTGCAAGTTCTGCTTTAAATACTTCATCAGGGTCATATGAACCATCAGGTCTAAGAAAAAGACCTTGATGACCATCACCAATCCACTCAAAAATTTGTGATTCAGTGACAGCTCTTTCTGACTCATTCCTTGCTGAAAAGAAGGCAACTTGATCACCTTGTGCAATGAATCTTTTTGCGATGTCACAAACCCATTGAACTGGTGAATCAAAGACAGTCTGTGCCCTAAATTCATTCCAATCTTTGGGCTGAGAACCGTCTACCAAATGTCTCCTATGTTCACAATCGGCAATAGTTCCGTCTACATCAAAAATTACTGTTTTCATACCTATATATTATCAAAAAATGGCACCCATTGTCAAGGCTAAATTACATCTCTTGGTCGCATTGATTAAAACCGTCAATTCCTGTCCATGAATTGATTAGGGTGTTGGTTGTCATATTAATATTTTCACATACTTCAACACCTGTTCCACCCTCTATCCTATAATGCCATAAAATATTGTTAGATGCCTTTTCAAAAACTAAAAAATCTCCACTATAGAGATATCCAATTAGGTAAGAATGATTGTCCATTCCTATAGGTATTGCTACCAAGTCATCGTTTATCTGCTGAATATTAAAGGTGTTTAGGTTCGTAGTTAGGTCTGTAAAGTCAGGTTTGAAGTCATATGGGTTGTTTGGAAGTCTCAATTCGGTTTGATATCGGGGATTAATCCCACAATGTTTGGATACATCTGTGCCTAGTATTTGATTGAAACAGTTACCAGCGGAGAATCTAATAAAGTCTCTTCCTCTATCGGTTCCTAGGGTTGTATGTTTACCTGTGACTGCTGTACTGGATTCATACTGTTCTGTTATATGTAAGTCCGAAGAAGCGACTAGATTATTATATGTAATTGGTAGTTCTTCTTCGTTAACAATAATCTTTCCACTGTGATTTACTGTGAGATTATTGAAGCGTATAAGTTTCCTAAAATTAAAATCATCATTAACAACCGTTGCGAGTCCCCGATTAACAATGGAAAAATCCATTGTTGTGAAACTTGTGTTTGATAATATAGTCTGTAATAATTGAGGGTTAACAATGGCACTGGTAAATACTCCTGTTTCTGATTCTACTATCTCTGAAATACTATAAAAGAGTGAAAGGAAATCAACAATCCTTTCTCCTATTTCCTGTTGAGTGGCATTACCACTTGCAATATAGTCCTCATAGAATTCGTCTCTTGGTATGTCGAACTGTCGTTCTAAATTATATAGTAACCCCTCTACCTCTATTTTAATTGAGTTAGATAGATTAGTTGTCGTCACATTACAACTATCTGCTACTGGTATACTCTGGCCAGTCATAACTTCATTTAGAATTGATAAGAATAATGTTGTAAATGGAGTGATATTTGCTTCACCGTCTGCAACATAGAACGCTGGGAAGTAATACATTGTGTATGCTTCTGATACATATCCTCTGTCTGAATCATATGCACCAACTGGAACCTCTGCAATTCTTGGACGGTTTACTGCACAAGATTCTGAATAGTCATTGATTGCAGAAAAATCTGCATTCGTAAACACATATGCATCATTGATTTCTTCTGCTGAAGGCTCACCTTCGTCTTGTTGTAAGTTTAGATTGAAATCAATATAAACATTTGCACCACTCACATATCCATCAATAACCTTTGTCCTGTATGAAGGACTATAAGTGGTTGTTGAACCAGTCGTTAAACCTGTTTGTGATATTTCATATTGACCAATCGATACTTCTCCACCGCCACCACAGGCAGTTAGAACCATCACTAATAATATACTCACATATTTCATAATTTTTCCCTATATTTTAAAGTCTGAATACCTGTCCCTTCCTCTATCTGCTACTGGAACTGAATCGTCAAAATCTTCTTCAGCTGAATCGATCAACTCTTCTTGTGCTTCTTGTTCACAATCATAAAGTTTCATGCGACTTCTGTCTATACCTATAACAAATCGTTTAAATATTGTAGGGTCATTGTATCTGTTCTTTAATTGTTTGACTACTAACTGGTCTAAATCTTCTAGTTCGTCACTGGTAATCAGTGCAAACATTAAATCTGCAGTTGCAGGCAGTCCAAAAGATTCCGAAGTGTCTTCGAGTCCAATATCTGTGGAACCATAGCCACTTCGGGTTGTCTGTGTTGCGCTCACAATAGGAACATCATATTCCACTGCAAGTCCTCTTAATTCTTCTGCGATACTCTTAACTAATGTGTAAGAGTTTGCACCAGCTCCCGGCCGAATTCTATGTGATGCACATATATTTAGATAATCAATGAAGATAATGTCGGGCTGAAAGTCTTTTTTAATATTTAACTCTTGCATTAAATGTCTGAAATGACCAGCGTGAGCAGCTGCAGTAGGATATTCTTTTACAATAAGTTTACCCTTGGTTTTGTTTTTAAGTTTATCAATCTTCTTATCAAACATTTTCTTTGATAAGTCAGGCAATTCCTTCATAGGAATATTCAATGTGTTTGCGTCAATCCTTTCTGCAATTCTTTCTTCACTCATTTCAAGTGTAATATACAATACATTCTTATTCATCATAAGATTTGCAGCTGCACAATGACACATGAATAATGATTTACCAACACCAGTTCCAGCAAGACAAATGTTTAATGTCTTGTTAGGTAATCCACCCTTGGTAATCTTATTAAAATACTCTAAGTCAAATGGAATCTTCTCTTCTTCCGTATGATAGAATTCAAATCTATCGTCTGAATCCTCTATCACATCATGACCAATATGAGTATCAAAAGACACGGAAAGTGCATCCTTAAGAAGTTCAGGTATTTCACCAGTGGAGCGTTGGGACTTCTTGTCTATGACTTCGATAGAATCCATGACTGCAATATAGATTGCTCTATCTTTGCACCATTTCTCTGTCTCGTCAACCAACCACTCTTGTGGAGTGTCATCTCCACCGAAACCTTTAACAATAGTTTTTGCGTCCTTGAGAGTCTTCTCATTAAGGGAAGTGCTATTCTCAAGATTTATGAGAAGTGCTTCTACTGTTGGTGGTTTAGTATATTTCTGAAAGTAATCGTATGAGAATTCATAGATTGTTTTTTCAGATATATCTGTGAAATACTCTGGCTTCAGAAAAGGTATGCACTTCCGTGTAAACTCTTCATTCTGAATCAGATTCTTGAGTATCGTCTGTTCTAGTCTCGTTTCCATATTTAAAATAATCTCTTACTACTACCTCAAGCCTTTCCATTACCTCTTCTGTAAAGAATTTCTCGGGGTTGTTATTAATCGTTTTTGCAAATTCAGTTTTACCGTTTGGTAATTCCACTCGTGTTGAGGACTTCTTGAATATTTCACTTGCAAGAGCAAGGTCAAGTAATCCGTAGTATCTATCTAAACCAGTTTCATAGTTTAGTCGGACATCAACTATTCGGTTTTCCACTGTAAGTCTTGACTTTGCATTTTTACAGTGAATAATATTTCCGATAACTGTTGTCCCTTCCTTCTCTTTTTTCTTGGACAGATAGATAATAGTTGAAGCTGCATACTTCAATCCACTACCACCACCCATTTCCTTTTGAGGGAACATAGAACCAATAACATCATAAGTGTGATTCGTAACTATTAACGGGACTCCTGTCCTTCCTAGTTTGAGAGTCAATACTCTGAATGTACCTTTAACAATTTGAGCACGAGTCATGTCTCGGGTTTCTTTACCCTCTGCAGTGTCCTCGATTTCTTTTGTAGTAGATAACATACCCAAAGAGTCAAGACACATCATCATTGGTGGTCGTTTATCTTTTGGGGTTTCTAGATATTTGTCTAATATAGAAATTGCCTGTTGTCTAAATTCTTGAACGGTCACTACAGGCACAATGATCATTCTCTTTGAATCGATACCTCTTGCTTCAATCATTTCTCTGCTAATTGCAGATTCAGATTCAAAAAAGATTACAGCAGCGTCTTTATTATCCTCAAGGAATTGTCTAACCATTCCAAGTGCAAAATAGGTTTTACCCGTTGCTGATTCTCCTGCGATTGCAGTAATTTTATTTGTTGGTAGTCCACCATATAATGAACCACTCAATAATGCATTGAAAACATAACTACCCGTATCAACGAATGAGTCAACATCCCCAGCACTTACACCGTCTGAAACGACACTTGCATATTCGTTTCCTGATGATTTAACTAAGTCTTTAATAAATGACATAAACACTCCTCATAAATGTATACTACTATTATACTATTTATTAGTAGTATTGTAAAGGTGGTTTCTTAATTAATTATTAAGATATTCTTCTTTAGTTAACAGTCTACCTTCTTTATATGCTTCCTGTTGATATTC